ATAGGAACTCTTTTAACAGAAGGCGTTATTCCAGATGCCGATAATACACGTGATTTAGGTTCTGCAACAAATGAATGGAAAGATTTATACATTGATGGCATTGCTTACTTAGATCAAGTTGATATTGATTCTGGAACTATAGATGGTGTAGATGTCGGTTCTAATGCACCTGCTACTAATTTAACAGTAGACAATGTTAATATTAATGGAAATGATATACAATCTACAACAAATCAATTAGCTTTTGTTACAGGTGGTTCAGCTGAAAGAATACGAATAGATAGTTCAGGTAACATATTCTATGGTGGAAGAACAACAACCAGTGCTACAACTAATGCAACATCTTTTTTAGATACAGATACAACATATAAATCTTTTCAAGGTAGTGGTACGCCACACATGACATTTTTAAATGGTGCAACAACTGTAGGCACTATTACAAATAATGGTACAAATGCGTCTTACAATACAACTTCTGATTACAGAAAGAAAAATGAGCTTGGTTATATAGAAGACGCATGTGAAAGATTAATGAGCCTTAGACCTATTTTATACGAGTTTAAAGGTATTATTAATCCTACAAAACAAGAAGGTTTTATAGCTCACGAAGTACAAGAAATTGTACCTAGTGCAGTAACCGGTGACAAGGACGCTGTTGATCCAGTAACAGACGCACCAATTTTACAGCAATTAGATCAATCTAAGCTGGTTCCTTTACTTACTCAGGCATTAAAAGATGCCCTCTGGAAAATCGAAAAACTCGAAGAGAAAGTGGAAGAATTAGAAGATGCCGTTAGCAAAGTTTAACTTTAGACCAGGAATAAACAAAGAAACAACAGATTACACAAATGAAGGCGGCTGGACTGATGGCAATCTTGTTCGTTTTCAAGCTGGTTTACCACAAAAAATAGGCGGATGGGAAAAATACTCTGACAATGAATTTGTTGGTAGTTGCAGAACTTTGTTTGAGTGGTCTGATTTTGATGGCAATCAGTATGTAGGTGTAGGAACTAATCGTAAATTTTATATTTTAAATGATGGTATTTATTATGATATTACGCCGTTAAGAGCTACACAAACTGTAAATAATCCTATGACAACAAACGGAACAACATCTGTAAGGTTTACAGTTCCTAGTCACGGTTGTGCAACTGGTGATTTTGTAACTATATCTGGCCTTTCCGGACCTGTTGATGGTATTCCAATAACAGAAATTAATGCAAATCATACGGTAGCTGTTGTAGATTCTAATAATTTTGATATAACAGTAAGTACGACTGCTTCTGGTTCGACTTCCAATACTGGAGGCTCTCTAACATTTAAATTTGAAATTCCTGTAGGAGAAGACCAACAATCCTTATTAGGTGGTTGGGGAGCTAGCACATGGAATGCTGGTGCTTGGGGTTATGGTACTCCTTCTGCTGAATTTAGGTTATGGAATCAGGATAACTACGGTGAGGATCTTATTATTAATAATAGGGGTGGAGCTATTTACAAATGGGATGAGTCTGGAGGGACGACTTCCCGTGCCACCATCATTACGTCTGACGCAAGCGCAAATCTCGCACCAAACAAAGCCAATCAAATTATCGTATCTGAAAGAGATGGGCATGTAATAGCATTAGGTGTAGACCCTATATCAGGGTCTTCAAGGACAGGAACAATAGATCCTATGGTAATAGGAATATCTAATCAAAACAGTGCTGTAGATTGGGAAATAAGAACAGATGGTACATCTACAGCTGATCAAATAGAATTAAATTTAGGCTCAGAAATTATTGGTGGTCTACAAACAAGACAAGAAATATTAGTTTGGACCGACATCGCACTGTTTTCATTGCGATTCGTAGGCGGACCCCTTCCCTTTACCACTTCTCTCCTCGCTAGGGGTCCGTCGATTTTAGGCCCTAATGCTTCTGTTAATGGAGCTGATGCAACATTTTGGATGGATAAATCTAATTTCTATGTATACACAGGTTCTGTCCAAACCTTGCCATGTTCTGTTAAAGAGTATGTTTTTGGTGATCTTAATTATGACGAACGATATAAAATATTTGGTTTTTCTAATCAAACATTTGACGAAATAGGATGGTTTTATCCGTCTGCTGGTTCTGCTGAAATAGATAGATATGTTACTTATGATTATGTGCAAAGAACATGGTCTATAGGTAAATTAGAAAGAACGGCTTGGATTGATTATGGTATTTATCAAAAACCAAGAGCAGCTCAAGGATCTTCTAGTGGTTATATATATTCTCATGAAACTGGTTTTGATGATGATGGTTCTCCAATGGATGGTGTATTTATACAGTCTGGAGATATAGACATACAAGACGGTGAGCAGTTTGCTTTTGTTAGTAGGGTTATACCAGATTTTAAGTTTATAGGTATAGATGGAGCAGGTCCACAAACTGTTGATTTACTTGTAAGAATGCGTGATGCTCCAGGTGGATCATTAGTAACAGACGCTACTGTAGCTGTTGACTCATCAACACAAGTTAAAAATATTAGAGGACGCGGTAGACAAATTGCTTTAAAAGTATCTAGTCATAATGATAATTCTGTTAATACAGCAAATAGATTAGGTGTAGGATGGAGGCTAGGTTCTACACGATTAGATGTTAAGCCAGATGGGAGACAATAGTGCCAAGATTTGATATAAGACAAGCCTTTTCTTCTCTTCCTAGATTTAATCAAGAAGAGATAGATGCTAATACTTTAAACAGATTAGTTCGTACAATTGAACAAAATCTTTTTCAATTAGACTTAAACGTAGTACCGTCTTATACTACTGCACAAAGAAATAGTAGAAAATTTAGTCCAGGTGGGTTAATATTTAATACAACGGTGGAAGTACACCAAGCGTACGATGGCAGTGCTTGGAGAAATTTATATTTACCTGTGGTTTATCCGACAGGTTTAAGTTTAACAAGTTCCGTAGGAACAGTAACAGTGGTGACATCGTAATGAATTTTTTTGAACAAGTAATTGGATCAGCAATAAGTCCTGTGACATCAGGCATTCAAAATTTAGTTAATCCTTCTAATTTAGGTAATCTTGGCAATATGTATATTCAAGGCAAAATTATGAGTGGATTAGGCATGGATCAACAAGCATCTATGCAAGATAGAATGATGCGCAATTATATAGCAGATCAATTTTTAGGTGGTGGCATTGGTTCTTTGCAAGGAGCAAGCCCAATAGATGCAAGGACAGGTAGAACATTTCAAGCATTAGCAGGTAATCCAAACAAAGAGTCAATTAAAGCAGCTTATGGTTTTGCAGGTGTTGATGATGTTGAACTAATTAGAAAATATAATAAACTTTATGATAAAGATGGAAGACTTAAAAGAAAAAAAGGATTTTTATCAGGTAAAGATAAAGGTCAAAAACGGTTAAAACCAGAAGACATAAATCTTATGATGCTTATAGAAGCATTAAGAATGCCTGAAGATGTTGTAATTCAAGGTAAAAGTGATTATCAAAGAAGAGAAGATCAAGCAAGAGCAGATATTGCAAAACAATTTGGTGGTCGCTTTAAAACATATGATACAAGCTCTATGTATCCACAATATGCTCCACAAAGAGGTTACTCCGAAGGAGGTATAGCAAGCTATGCTAAAGGAGGCGAAAGTTTTCCAGATTTAAATAACGATGGTAAATTAACATATGCAGATATTTTAAAAGGTAGAGGTGTTGATTTAAGAGAAGGTGGAGAAGCTAGTGGTCCTGGCACAGGGACAAGTGATTCTATACCTGCAAGATTGTCAGACGGTGAATTTGTTATGACAGCTAAAGCTGTAAAAGCAGCTGGTGGTGGCGATAGAAAAAAAGGTGTTAGAGAAATGTATTCTTTAATGAATGATTTAGAGGCAATGGGATAATGACAACAAATACAAGTGCAGTACCAGCAGGTCAAGTTATACAACAATTAGATGATCCGTATCTTAGGGCTTTAAGAGAATATATTTTTAATACTGCTATGGGTTTTTCAGGACAACCACTTCCTATAGAATCTTTAGTAACTCAAATAGCACCTTTTAATCCATTAGAACAAAGTGCAATTGACATTGCTGCTGGTGGTGTTGGTT